TCTTTAACACCATCTTCGTAATAGTAAACCTTTTCATCTAGAATTTGTTTTTTCATCTATGCCATCTCCCTAGTATCTGTTATTTTCGTAAAATTCTTCTTCTTTAATAAAACCAACTAGAACATACCTTATTGGTCCAGCCTCTACATGTGTTACACCATGATGAAATTCTTCAGTACCTGGAAAAATTAATAAAGATCCTGGTTTTGGTTTTAATTTTAAGTTTTTATGAGTAAAAAATATTTCTCCGCCAAAATAATTTTCATTAAGATAGGCTATTGTTGCATATCTAATTGATGGGTCTGTGTCTTGGTCAGTATGTGCTTTTAATTCTGTTCCTTCATACATTCTTTGAAAAGTTTTTAAATCTGCTAACTCTAAACTTTTAGAAGCTTGGTCAAGAATATTTCTTAATCTTGTACAAATTTTATCAGCAACAGCATGTCCAGTTAGCTTTAAGTTTTTATCTTCCCAATTTTGTGTAATCTCAAGCTTGCCTTCAGCAACAAGATTTTCAATATCATCTCTGCCAAATTTTTCTAAACAAAAAGGCACTAAATTATCTAAATATTCTTTTTTCCAATCATCTTCTGTTGACTTATTTATAATATCAAAATACGCTACAAGCTCTTCTGCAGAAATAAAATTTTCTACAATAATTAGATTATCTATAATCTCATTAACAATAAACCCATTATCTTCTAACTCTTTCTTTAAAAAGGCAGCCATATTAGTCAAGATCCTCTATTTTGTATTTATTTCCATTGCTATCAATCTTATACCCTTCTTTAAGAATTTCTTGCCATTCTTCTTTTTCAATTTTTTGCATATCTCTAATTTTTTGCATTTCTTCTTTCCATTGCTCACGAAGCTCTTCTGGATAGTCAGACTCTTCTCTATCATCCCAAAATGATCCAAGAGTATATCTTACGCCTTTTGTTATTAATGTAACTTCATGCATATTTTCAAATCCTCCAGCAAATGCTGCAAGAAGTCCAGTTCTTGGTGGAATTGTTATATCATGACCTGGGAACTTTAGAAGGCCTCCTTCAAAATTTTCATTTAAATATAAAAATGCAGCATATCTACTTCTTTCAAATGGACCAGTATTTCCATGTTCGTCTGTATTATCTGAATGTATTCGTGCATATGCTCCTGGTTCCCATTTTTGTGTGTGATAACCAATTTGACAAACTATTTTTGGATCAATATCATGAATTCCAGCAACTGCATTAATAATTCCCTTTTTTATATCAGAAAAAATTGTTGCTGGCAAGCCAATATTCAAAATATCTTCATCATTATCTTCTGGCAAAACAGAAGAGTAAGATTCATAAAAAGAAATTGGAGTCCAAGAAATTTTTTTAGTTTCTGCGTGTTTATCTAAAACCTTTATCAGCTTATCTGCAGTATTAGAATCAATAAAGTTTTCATAAAGAACTATATCTTTAGAAATTCTATTTTTATTATTTAGATTCATTGTATTCTTATCCCGCCTTCAATTTCAGCTCTTTGTGGATAACGACTATGAAATTCTTGTTCTATTTGATCTTGCATATCAAGCCAAACTTGTTTTCCAAATTTAGATTCATTTTCAATCCATTCGTTAGATGCATGTTGATATAATCTCCAAAACATTCTATAAAAATATTTATGAGAGCCCTTTGCTGGCATTACACCATGCAAATAAACATTTCCTTCTTCAGTCAAAAGATGTGGGCTTCCAGATGGGAAAACTAAAATATCTCCAGCTACTGGCTTATACTTAATAAGTTTTTTACCAATACAAAAATCAATTTCTCCAGATTCATAATCATCATTAAAGTATCCAAGAACTGTTACTGCAAATTGATGGCCTGGCCTATTGCTTTTTTCTCGTTGGTAATCACTATGATATCTCATCCCGTGTAAATTTTCATCATCGCTAATATGATATTTGCATATTGCTGGCCCAGAAATTTCCCATTTATCAACTATTCCACCATCGTAAGTTTTTATTTTTGTGTCTAATTCATTAAAAATTTCTAAATTGTGTTTATTGCAATAGTCTCTTGTTACAAAGTCAAAGCTACTTAAGACTTCTTCAAACAATTCTTTTTGGTTTTGTTTATTTTGTGTATTTGGATTTTCATATTCTTCTGAATTTATATGACCTAAAACAGGATTTAAATATTCTCCAAATATTGACCATTTTTCCCAATTTGCAAAAAATCTATCTGGATCATTGTTTTCAGAATTTTTTAAAACATCTATATTTTTTTGCACATCTTTAAAAACATTTTTGTATAAAATAATTTTAGGATAAATTTCTATAGATTCCACTAAATTAGACATTGTTATCATTACCTAAAAGTCCATTTTGTGGATCCCATTTTGCTGTTTCTATTTCATTTGGAAAAATTCTATAATACGTTTTATTTGAATCTGGTTTAACTTCTCCCGTATGTTCAAGTATCTCCCAAAAAAATGGGCAGGTATACCTTAAAGATTCTTTTACTTCTGTTACTCCATGTACATAATTCATATCTCCTGGGAAAAAATAAGCTGCACCTCTTTTGGGTTTAAACTGTATATTTTGATTTGGAAAATATAACTCTCCACCAATATAGTCATCATTAATGTAAAATAAACTTGCTATATCATAATGTGGAAAATCATTTGGCTTTCCCGCATCTGGACCATTATGTAGTTCTTTATCTGCATGAGGATGTTGGCATTGTCCTGGTAACCACTTTACTATTGTTTCTCCAGTTGGACTTACTTTTACATTAAAAAAATTTTCAATTATTGGTTTTAAACGATCAACTAAATTTTTAATAGTAATACCAATTTGTGGATCATTTTGGTCTAAAGATGGTCTGCTTGCTACACGATCTTTCCAAAATCCTGCATCATAGACTACTGTTCCATTTTCATTTACGTGGCTTTGAGTCATATCCCAAACAGTTATACTTCTTGCTGCACTATCTAAAAAATCAACTTCTTCTTGAGTCATAAAGTTTGCCAACTCAACAATATTTTCTGCACCACTTCCAAAAAATCCAGAGGGTGTGAGGGATGGTTCTTTAAAAACTGTTATTTGTGTATTTTCATTCATATTAACATTATACCATTTCTCTGTTTTGCCTTTTATCTATTACAGATAAACGAAGTACTTTTGTTTCATGCTTGCCTAAAGACTCGCCTTTTTCATTAACAGCATCTCTATACCAGTCAGTCCACTGACCACTTTGATTCATTTTTTGTGCAGAATCTCCATAGGATTTATTTGCTTCTTGTCTTTTATTATCTGCATCTGTATAATCAAATATTTCTATTGATGTGTTATCAATTTGAGTTAAAGAAACTGGAATTATTGTAGCAAGTGGAGTTCCAGCTTTAATTACAATATTTTTATTTGCAGATCTAGCTCTAATTGCTAAGGGAAAATCATTGTCCATCCAAGATGTACTTATAACTGAAGATACTGTTTCAAAGTCATCATTAAAATAATTTACTGGATTAATTGTAAGTAAACTAATATTTTCATCAGTTTTAAAGGTTAATCCAGTATTAAAACTTACAGTTGATTGTCCTCTTCCAGTATATGTAAAATTTTTGCCATTTATAATTTCAATATTTTCTGAACTTGTACTAGTTATTCCATTCCAAATAAACTCAATATCATTATCACAAAAAAGATTCCAACCAACCATATTTGCTTGTGTTACAGGAAAACATCTATAAGCATGTTTTTCTTCAGTAACATCCATCCAGTCTCTTTTAATTGACATAGGTGAAATGTTAATTACAGAATCTTGAGTTTTTTCAACTAATATATTTAACATTTTCTATTCATACTTTCTTGGTTGCCAAATTTTATTTTTATAAATTCCACCGTCTGGTAATCTGTATTTATTAGAGTTTTGCATATTTTTATTTTCAAGTTTTTTTGGATCTTCAATAACAATCTCTGAAGTCCAGTCTTCTCTTTTAAATGGAACTATTTGTGCAAAAGGAGTTCCAGCTGGTATTACTCCAGTAAACCCTTCTCTTAAAAAGAAAGGCATCGATCCTGGAAGATTAACATTGTCATTATCAACAATTCCAGATGTTGTTAAAAATGGTAACTCAAATCTATTAAATGGTTGGGAATATAATGCACTATAACCCTCTGGTGTTTCAATTGCCCAATCTGGAAACCATGCAAAATGAGATTGATAATATCCTTTAGGATGCTCAAATTGATCTAGTGGTTGTCTTGGTGTGCAAAAATCTTTGTATCTATCATCAGATATAGTTATCGATAGTGTATTGTTGTCAACATTACTGAACTCAATATCACAAGGAGTTTTTAATGTATATCCAGTTCCCATAATATCAAATATTGCTGGACATGCCTTCCAAGTTGGAATTTTCCCTTTATCTGGTCCCTCCCAAAAATCACCATTTGGTTTTTTTGCAAACCTATCAGCTTTACGATACCACTCGGGAATTGTTTTAATAATAGGACCAGGAGCTGACATAGAATCTTTATTAAGCCAGTGTCTGTTAGAAACAAACTTAATTACATTGCTCATGTATTTGTTTCTTGATAAAACTTTGGATCATGGTATTTTTCACTATAATCAAGCATTGTTACCAAAGAATACTTTGTTCCATTTAATACTGGCATAGCTCTATGTGGATACATATAGTTAGATGGGAATATTACAACATCCCCAGCTTTAGGGGTATAGAGAATATCTTGTTGGCTAAAATGTAGTCCGCCACCTTCATAGTCATCATTAAGATATGCAACAAGAGAAACCGTACAATTATAAGAAAATCCATGATCGTGGTGGTACTGAAAGTGATCTCCTTTTTCATATTTAATAAAGTTAAAAGCTTCCCAATATCTTAAGCCGTGTACGTTAAACTTTGAACAATAGTCATCTACAGCAACTTTTTGTGTTTCGTAGCAGTCGTCCCAGACTTTTGCAAGTTGATTATATTGTTCTGTTTGGTCGTTATGTAGGTCGCTCTTCTTATATTTAAAGTCTACACAATCTCTGTATTCTGGCATAAGCTCTTGGTATCCTACATATGCTGGTTGCCAAGAGTACCTTCCTTCACCATTAGAAAGTACATCTTCAAGTCTTTCTGGAACTCTTAGCTCTCTTGGAATGACATTGCTGTATACAATGATTCCGTGTCCTAAGTTTTCAATTGTTATATTTTTGCTTTCTAAAATATTCATACTACCCCCTTTGTTTTAAAAATACTTATTCAATACTGCCGTCTTGTTTAATAATTGTACCATAAGGATTGTCTTTATGGGCAAGATCATTAATATCCATCATTATAACAACACAATATTTTGTTCCAGACTTAATAGGTAATGATGCATGTTCATACATATAATTAGATGGGAATATAGCTATATCTCCATACTCTGGCTTTATTGTTAAATTGTCTAGTCTTGGGAAATAGATCTCTCCACCATCATAGTTATCGTTTAAATATATTACAGCTGAAACAGTGCACTTGTATGCTGGTCCATCATCTGCATGTATTCTAAAGTGTTTACCCTCTCCTTCATATTTAACAAAATTAAATACTTCATAAAAGTTTACACCTATTCCCCAATATCTAGAATAGTCATCTACACATTTTTTTAAAATATTGAATATCTTATCATAAGTATTTATTAAATTTTTATTTGATTCATTTTTTTCACCTAATGTCTTTGAGCTCATTTTAAAATCAACACAATCTCTTGCTTTTTTAATTGGTGTTGTGGAGTTCGTTACTTGAGCTTCATTCCATTTATATGGGCCATCTGGGTTAAGGGACTCTTCTAAAGATTTAATAAAATATTCAATATCTTCTTCAGAAAAAGCATGATGGTAAAGATTTAGCCCGAATCCAGGATTAGATACTTTAATTCCATCAAAATGCTTATCTGGCATCCTATTTATTGTGGTTTCAGATCTTTCTTTTTCTAACCATTCATCTGAAACATCTTTATAGTCCATCTTTATTATCTTTCATGTTGTTATCTTTTAAAATAGATATTTCACTTTCTAATTTTTCTATTCTTTCTAGTGCAGTCTTTAAAACTTCAACAGCGTATACAGATATTAAGTCATATCTAAGTGCTAATGGTTGATCTTCTTCATCTAACAAAACAACGTATTTTAATGCATCAATTTCAAAAAGTTCTTCAGCAATATATCCAATTTGCCTAACTTCTTTTACATCATCATTGTATATCCATGTTACTGGTTTTAAGCTTTTTATACAAGCTTCAAAATCAATCTCTATTTCCCCCATTTTTATACTACCCCTTTTTTATATTTATAACACCAATAATACTATGCTTGAATCTGCGTGATGAGAAGAAGTATGGTGGTGCAAATCTTGGGAAGAATGGGAAGAACGGTGGGAAGAACGGGAATGAAGGTGGGAAGAACGGTGGGAAGAATGGTGGGAAGAATGGGAAGAATGGCGGGAAGAACGGTGGGAAGAATGGTGGTGCAACTGGTGTAACAGAGTTTGATGCACTTGAAGGGTTTGATACAAGAGTTCCATTATTTAGCGTTACTGTAAAAGTATATGCAGTTCCGTTGGTTAATCCAGAAACTGTAATAGGGGAAGCTCCAGTACCTGTCAAAGATCCTGGGCTAGATGTTGCGGTATAGGTAAGTGTTCCAGTTCCTTTGCCAGTAAAAGCAGGGGCTGTATAAGGTACAGATGCTGATGCATTGCCTGCCGTAGCTGATCCAATAATTGGTGCATCTGGCTTACGTCCATTTTGGGAATTTGTTATACCTATAATTTCCATATTTGAATTATATCATACTATAATTTGAATTTTGAGAAATAGCCTCAAGAAATTGAAATATACATACCTTTTAAAATAATAGTGCTTTGGCTATCTGTTCTTGCTTGGATTATGCCACCCTCTGACTTAATTTTTGAAATATCGACATACAGGGTTTGACTAACAGACATTTCATATGGGTATTTATATTTTAACATACCAATATAACCAGTTGGGGACTCCACTCTTGGAATATAGGTTCTTATCCATGCCTCTGTACTGTTGGTTTCTGTTGTAAGAAGTATGTCATACCGAATATCCACTTTGGCACCCACCTTTAGCTGCTTAAAATTAATTCTTTGAGTAACAGAATTCCAAAGCGAGACCGATCCTAATGGCAAAAACTGTAAGATATTGTTAGAATTACTATCTTCTATTAATATATTTACCCATCCATCATCACCTTTGTCGGGTCCAAGAAATATAGGGGTTTTGTTATTATTTTCATAATAAGCCCAACCTGGATACTGACCTGATGGACTTTCATAACCTTCTCCACCACCTCTACCAGGATCTCCTTTAGGTCCTTGTGGACCTTCCTTGCCCTGTATTCCTCTATCTCCTTTAGGACCTTGTGGACCTTCGGGACCTTGTGGACCTACTTCGCCTTTTTCTCCTTGTATTCCTGGAACGGCTATATATTCTGTATTGCTATTTGTTGACTCAACTGTTTCAGAATATTTTTTCTTTGGGAAGTCCATGCTTTTTGCCATGAACTATTTTACCTTAAATACTTTATTACCAATTTTTACAATAGATGGTAAATTAACTTTTGGAGTAGATATTTTTACCACGGGCATTAAAGACTCGTTCCACTAACATCACCAAGAACGCAAATAGTTCCAATTACTGGAGTCCAAGTTGTATCTTCTCCTTCTCCAGAACCAGCTGCTATGATAACTTCTAAGTCAAAAGAAAGTTCTGCCACTACAGATCTGTAAGACGTACCCCAATTAGCGGTAGTAAGGGCTGGAACTTGAATTTCTGCATATCCAGCACCAGATACTACTGGCAAATCATCAAGGACTTGTCCGCTAGGATCATAGGATGTAGCGATATATGTCCAATCGCTTGTATCATATGGAGTTACCTCATCATCTTCAAAAAATTCAATTTTAAGGTTTGAACTATCTCCACGAACTACAGACCACTGAATATTAGCTGGAGTAGCTCCAAATTTTTCTATTGTAGGTGAACACATATACAGATTATATCACAATAAAAGGCGTTAGCCCCTAGGAGCAATGGGTGGGGTGGGGTAGCAACCTAGGGACTAACTCTTACATTATATCTGTTTATTTGTATAGTAAAACATTTTTAAGGAAAAGTCTTATGATTAAATAATGAGCTGTGCAGTGACCACCTAAAGTCATAAGATATCATGTCTATACTTGCATCCATGCATACTGTATCAAATATCTCCCATTCCTTATGAGCAATTGCCCATTTGCTATTAAAGGGTTTTGTATATTCTTTTCTTCCCTCTATGATATCTAACATTGATTTTAATAGTATGCTACCTTTTTTACCAGCAAATCCAGATCCACTATTTACCTGAAAGTTATAAGGAATTCCAGATACTGAGCATTCTAACAGCTCCTCTTGTGGTTTTGTAATAAAATAACTTGATATAACTATATCCTTATCCGAGTATAAATCTAACATATTATTCAGGGGACCCAGACAAATAGTGTCTAAGTCAGCATAAACTCCACCATACTCATATATACAGGCAACTCTCCATAGATCACACTGAAGCATACCGCCTATATCGTTATTCTCATAAATATACCCAGAGTAGCTATCGTATTTATCTAATAGGGAAGGCCTTATCTTTTTGACCATATTCCTTCTTTGTTTTGAATTTAAATAATTGTATTCCCAGTCAGGGTTTAATTTTTGCCAAGTCATCGTAGTCTTTTTATATATTTCTGGTAAGTCTTCATAGTCCCATTCATGGGTTTGCCAGATTATTTTAGATATCACTTTTAAATTATAACATAAAGTTATTTTTTGTAAAGTCCAGCGGTATAAGAAATCGTTATCAAATTGTTATAATAGTAATAGTATCAAATGTCCAATTTGTACTAATAGACCAGGATATTGATGGTGTATACTTTAAATATATAAAGAGAAAAGAGTATCCTGTAATAGGTTTATTCTTTATATATAGTATATATTATATATAGTTACTTGTTGTGATCTTTGAGATGCTCGATCATTAAGTCAAAAACCTTATCAGTCTTTTCCTCAAGTCGAGAAACAGAATCTTTTAGGCTGGATCCTGAATTGGGTTTAAGTTCGATTAAATAATGTTTTACCATCCATTTAATTCCACCTGCAAATATAGCAAAAATTGAAAGTATTGAAAGAACTAGCGCTGCCCAGTCTTGTAGAGTCATAAGTGTTATTATATCATTATATAAGATGATAGTTTTAAAATTCGACGGGATACGAGTCAAGCCGAAAATAGAGGTTAACAAACCTCCCTATAGACAA